GTCAGCTTGCCGCGCCACATGTCCAGCAGGTCAAACCCCCGGAATGCTAGGTCAGCCTCAATCGCGTCACCGTGCAAACGGATCAGCGCCAAGAGGCTTAGGAGTTTCCCGCGTTGACCGCCTTGCCGGCGACGTCGAAGAACGCGCCCAGGTCCCGAACCTTCTTGTTGCTGGCACGGAACGTGGCGTACTGGTCCGAGCCCAGAAGCGAGCGCAGGGCCTTGGTCATGAGGCCCTCATCGATCGCCTCAAGGACGTCAAGGTCCCAGTCATCGGCCGGCGGGACGCTGTAGGTGTCGCCGTTGAACTCAACGGAAAAGTCGGTGTGCGTCGCGTCGTTCTTCTTGGCAGTCATGGTGGTGTCCTCTCGCTGGGTGGCAGTGGGTGGATTAAGGACGGACCAGGCACCCACCCAGGAACCTGGTCCGTCCGGTCATGCGGGGGTGTTACGCGGCAGCGCCCTGGGGGTCGTTGTCGTAGTCGACGTAGAGCACGTCAGCGCTGTCCGGGTAGATCGTCACGGTGATCTCGTACGCCTGAAGGTCCGACTCCGAAAGCGTGACCTCACCGACTTCGGTAACCTCACCGATCGGGATGTGCCGGCGCCGGGTGATGTCGCCATCCACCAGCTCCAGGACGAACGCCTGCTTGTCAGACTTGGGAATCTTGACCGTACGGGTGTTGATGCCGCCCGTGGTCGTCACGGTAGAGCCGGGGTTGACCAGGCCGAATACGACCAGGTTGTCTTCCAGGCACGTAACCTTCATCGACCGCTTGTGCTTGCTGCGCTTGGTGCGGATCAGCTTGCCGCCCCACGCGTAGAAGTCGCTGGTGTCCTCATCGCGGGGCTCGCTTGCCCCATCCTCGCTGAGCAGGCCGACGGCCTTCCAAGCGGGAACGGTGGACATCAGCGCGTCCAGGTCGACGGGCAGCGCGGTGCCGGACGGAGCAGAGTAGAGGTCCGCCCCTTCCCACAGGCGCGGGTTGTCAGTGCTTCCAGCCATGCTTACTCCAGTTCCGTTCCCCGAGTGGAGAACTCAACAGCGAACGCGTATTTGGGTTGTCCCGACGCGGCGTCAGGCAGCCACATGGGCCCGCTGACTTCCTGTACGTCGTAGACGGTTGTGGTTCCGCGCTTGCCGGACATGGCCAGCACGTAGGCGCGTGCGCGGGACATCAGCGCTTCCGCGCCCTCTTCAGTCAGCGACCAGCATTCGACGTTGATTCGCGGACGGTCGGTCACCAGGGTCCGTCGCAAGCCACCCAGGCGCTCTACCCGAATGAACTCGTCCGGGCGCGGGGATGGGGTCCGGCTGTAGGCCAGAACCTCCGGCATGGCGCTGCGCAGATACTCGATGGTGACCAGGACAGCATCAGGGAACTGCACGATGGGCTTCACTAGTCACCATCCAGCGACAGCAGCAGGGCCCGGCGCGTGTTCTCCGCTGTGGCAGTGGGCTCATAGCCGGCGATAACCGCACCACGGGCCCGCTCGCCCTCCATGGCAAAGTCCCGGCGAGACTGCACGCCCAGCGCGGTGACATTCGCGTCAATGCGCTTTGTGTGCTCTTCGATAACTGCCGCCGTGGCGGGAAGTTTCAGCAGGCTGTGAACGACGTCCCAGTTGATTCGTACACGGTTCGTCATCCCGTCACCCGCTTTAGCAGTGCCTCAACGTGGTGCACCCGGTAGCCGAGTAGGAACTTGGCGACTTCCCCGTCAACCTCCGTGGTGATCCCGTCGGTGATGACGCGATCGGACGGCAGCAGATCAAGGTTCGTGCCCTTGCGCGTGATCAGGCGCCATCCCGTGGTAACCGTCTGGCGATCCGCGTCAACCTCATCGCTGCCGGCCGGCTGTACCGATACGCCATTGATCACCGTGGCCTCAGCGCTGGCCCAGTCCCGAACGGTGCTGGGGTTGCCGTACTTGTCGATGACTAGCGGAGCACGGAGCACGGTCACGGACTGAGAGAACATTCCGCTCATACCAGCCCCACCATCGCAGCGCGCCGGCGATACCTGGACAGGAGATCCTTGTCAGCCTGTGACAGCGATGCGCCGATCGTTTCCGCGGCGTAGGTGACGCTGATGCTGCCGACGGTCTCCTGCCGAAGGTCGCTGGGGTTGTTCAGAACGCGCGAGGCGCCCGTCAGAACGACCGCCAGCACATCACCGGGCACTTCCACGTAGCCATACGTGAACGTCACGGAGACGGGCCCACAGGAGCCTACGTAGATGCGGTCCGTGCTCATCTTCCGGTACGGTACGTCGACACCATCGCGCTGGACGGAATCGACGGACACAACCGGCCGCTGGGGCAAAGTCACGAATGACCCCGCCGGATACAGCGTCACGGTGCTCGTCTTGCGTGTGAAACTTTGTCTGGCTTCGGCCCGCACGATGGCGGACACGATGGCCAGGGTGTCAGGTGCTGACGCCGGAAGGGCGCCCACATCAATCTGCATCCACCCTGCAAGCTGGTCCAAAGTGGCCAGCGCCGGCAATGCTGTCATGGTGCGCCCCTCCCTTACTTAGTGGTCTGTGCGCCACATTCCATGCACCGATCCACGTGGACTGGCTGGTCCTCGGGTCCGAAAGCGTCGTAGCTCTCAGTCCGGGGGCCAGCACAGTCGTCCGTGTGCGGTACAGCGGGAGTGGCCTTAGTGGGTGCCTTGCGGGCAGCCATAGGGCGAACTCCTATCAGGCAGCGAGAACGCCGGTCAGACGCGCGGCAGCCTTACCACCGAACGTGGCCAGGCCGGTGTAGAACTCCAGACGGGTCCGGTACACCGGAAGGGTGTCCAGCTCGCCCAGGTCACGCACCTGCACACCGCCGTTGGTCAGACCGGTAACAGCCTGGTCGCCCTCAGCGGAACCGAACTTGACCGCGTAGATGCTGGAAACGGTACCCGCGGCAGTGCCCTGGGTCTCCGTCTGCGGCAGGATGTCAACGCCAGCCGTGGTCTGTCCCATGTCCAGGAGCGGGATGCCGTTGTACGTGGCGACCATCTTCTGAGTCAGGGCCTCACGGATCATCTCAACGCCACCAAGCCGGCGAGCGCTGGACTTGATCTTGGCAATGACCTTGGAGTTCGCGTAAAGCGCACCGTTGCCGCCGTTGATGCCGGGAACCTGAGCGATCAGCGCGTCAAGCGCGTCGAAAAAGTCGTGACCGCCGGCAACCGGGCCCATGCCGTTGGCCGCAGCAGCGAACACCTGGGCGCCCGTAAGGCGCTTCTTGAGACCATCGAAGCCGTTGGTGTCGACGCTGACGTCGCCGTTGATGAACTTGTCCTGGAAGAAGTAGGACGCGGCCTTGACCTTCATGCGGGTCTGGATCGCACGCTGGTCGTTGAGGTTGCCGCGGGTCTGGACGATGAACCGGTCCACGTCGGCGTCCCCACCGAGAATGACCAGCTTCTCCGACTTCTGGACCACGGTGCCGGTCGAACCGGTGTAACCGGCGTTGACAGCACGGAAGGCCACGCCCGGCAGGGTCGCCTCTTCGTTGTACGCGTATGCGTTGCCCTGGATCGTCAGGAACGGAATCCGGTCCAGGAGCGGGGACTCCTGCACGAACGTCTCAAGAACGCCGCGCTGAAGGTCATCCTTGCTGAGCTTTGCAGCCTCAGCCAGAGTCAGTTCACCAGCCATGGTGTGTGCCTTCCAGTCTGTTGCACCTACTAGGTCCTAGTAGGTGGGGTTACTTGCCGGCGCTATAGGCGCGCGCCATGCGCTCTTGCGGGGTGGCAGGCTCAGGAGCTGTGTCCTTGCGCTGTCCGCCACCGACATCACCCCACGGCTTTGCGGAGTTGTCCGCGGCCAGGTAGGGCTTGTCCTTGAGAAGCTGGTCAATGGCAGCGCTAATTGCCGCGTCGTCACCAGCCTTGACGTCCTTGGTGTAGCTGGGATAGTTCAGCGCGTCAGCAGGGTCCGCCAGTCGGCCCTTCGCCTCTGCCTTGATCTCAGCGGTGAGAAGCTGGGCCGCAAACTCGCCCTGGATCTCAGCCTTGATCGCGTCCAGGTCAACACCCTTGGTCGCAGCGTTGGACCGACGCAGACGCGCGATTTCCGCCTCGTGCTCGGCAGCCTTCTTCTCGGCAGCCTTGCGGGCGGCGCGCTCTTCGCTGAGCGCCTTCTTGCCGGCGTCACCAAGATCCGGATCCGGGGTCTCGGGGACTTCAGGAGTTTCGGGCGTGGGAGTCTCCGGAGTTTCCGGGGTCTCAGGCGCGGGAACTTCTGCTGGAGTGCTCATTAGGAATCGCTCCTAGTTCGTGATGTATCCATGCTTGCGAAGCAAGGCAACTTGCAAGTCACGATCGCCGTGGGCTTGCTTCAGAATCTGCTCCGGCATGAGCCGGGCCTCAGCCACGCGCGCATACCGGGAACCTGTGGGCTTGACCAGCTCGCCGCCGATGGCCTTGCCACCGATGCCGCGCCGGGTAGTTCCCTCAGTTGTGACTTTCTTGCCTGTGGACGTCGTCGCCATTCCGCGTCGCGCGTTGACGATCTGCCCCAGGTCCGCACCCTGGTCCAGCGCATCCGCGCCAGCCTCGCCGAACGTCTTCCGCTTCTCTTCAGCGGACATGGACGCGACCAGGTCTTTGGGTGTGGGCTGCTCCCTGTGGCGTTCCGCAGTCATGGGTTCCATGCCACAGTCGCACTTTGGGTGCCGTTTGAATCCCTCGCTGTAGGTGTAGTTCCGACCAGCGAGGATGATGCAGCGCGAACAAGCGGGGAGCTTGACCACGCGCACGTACGCAACACATTTGGCTTCGGCGGTCATCGCGACCTGTGTAGCCGTTCGCGCCGTGTCAGC